AGCCAGTCTCATGCCGCCACTGGCGGCTCAGCAGCCGGTCAAGGTCGCCCCATACCTCCGGCTGCCCCGTGTCGCCATGCAGCACGAAGTAGCCCAGACTCCAGCTTTCCTCGCCCGCGCCCCAGCCCACCACCTCGCACTCAACGCGGTCGGCTTGGACGTCCGCGCCGGCGGTAATCAGGCACGCTCCGGCGGGCGCCTCAGCGGCGAACGGCTCGCGCCGCGCGTAGAGCACATCAGCCTCCAACGGTACGGCCGCCTCATCACGCCACGTTTCGCCCAAGCTCGTGTTGACGAACACTTGCAAGGTCTCGCGGCTCTTCTTCGCTTCCAAGAACTCGGCCGCTAGCTCGCCCCAGCTCGGCCAGCCCACGGGCGCATACAGCGCATTCAGTGAGTAGCTCCGCGTCCGCCCGTCGCCGGCCGCAGTCGGCCTCCACTCACCGCCGGCGAGCATGGCGGTCTTCTCGTGGTTGGCGATGGCGTATGCGCAAGCCTCGCAGTGATACCGCGCCTTCTCCGGTTCGCCCTCAGGCCAGCGGAGATTCTGCCATACCAGTCGTTGCTTGTAGCCGCAGCGCGGGCATGGCACGAAATAATACCGTTGGTCGCCCTGCCGGAAAAGCGCCTCGATCCGGCTCACACCCTCAATGGTCGGCGTGCTCACCGCGAAGATCTTCCGTTGCGAACCGAAAGCCACCGTCCGGCGCACAGCGAGCATGAACGGATCCCCCTCCTCACTGACGTCGCCCGGCCAGGAGTCCAACTCGTCGGCTAAGACGTACTTCGCCGGCAGGCTCCGCAATCCCACAGCGGAATTGGCACCGGTCAAGATCAACACCCCGCCCGAGAATTCCTTCAGTAGAACCGTGTTGCCCGAGTCGCGGCTGCGCGGATCTTTGACTCGCCCCCGCAGCACGGGCGAATTCTCAATCAGCCCATCCAGCCGTTGCTTGCTGAAGCGCTTCGCCATTTCCACGGTCGGCTGCACGAGCAGGATAGGCGCCGGCGCATGGTGCATCAGGTATCCGCAGGCATTCAGCAACACCTCGGTACCGCCGACCTGAGCGCTCTTCATGAACACCACGCGCTCGCAAGGGGCGCTCGGCGTGAGCGAGTCCATGATCTCGCGCAGGTACGGCGTCCGGCTCGTCCGCCACGGGCCAGGCTCCGGACTCGTGTTGCCCAGCACTCGGTAGCGGTCGGCCCATTCGGAAACCGTCAGCTTCGGCGGGGGCAGCAGCGCCGCCAGCGCCTCGCGCCAGGTCTCAGCAACCGTCGGCATGAATGCCCCGTAACGCTTCCTCTAAGGCCTCTCGCAGCGCGCTCCGCACCTCAACCTCTGTCCGGCCCGCCAGAACCGCGCCCAGGCGGTCTGGAAGGGAAAGCATCCTGTCCCTGACTGCAGCCAGGCCGGCGGCCCATTGCTTCTGAACCTCGGCAGCCTCGAGCAGTTCGCCGCGGCGTTGCCGCAGCTCCAGCTCGCGCAACTCAGCCAAGGCAATGGCCTTGCGGCGGTCGGCTTCGGCCTTGGTTACTTTCGGCTCGATAGCTCGGCGTCTTGCCATACCCAAAAAATCCGGCGGCGGCCCGAACCCAACCACCGCCGCCGGTTCCAAACAGGCACCCACAGGAGCGAACCTACTTGGCCTCGCGCCAGGGTACCCGGGCGGCTGCCACCCCGCCCGGGCGTCTCGACTATTTCGAGGCTCCCGGCGCTTTGGCCGAGAGACTGTTACGCCGGGCCGGTCAGCCCGTGAACCCCCAACTTGACGTTCACCGTCGCAACGCCGTTGCCGGCGGGCTTGATTGCCACACCCACAAGCGGTCTTGAGCCCGAGCCCGGCACCTTGGTGCAAGCCGTGCCATTCCAGTACAGCAGGTCGCCGGCGGCGATGTTGTCGGCCGCGACTTTGGGCAAGGTGAAGACGCCCTCGGTCGCCAACTCCACCGGCTCGCCTTGCGCAGCGTCGAACGCCGCAACGCCGCGAATGGCGCCCACAACGACGTACTGCCCGCTTGTGACGTTAGACGGCGCAGTAGTCGTGACCATCCGACCTTCTTGAACGAAGTTTGTCATTCCAGACCTCGCTTACTTTGAATCATGAAAATCTTTGCCTCGCCCGGCTGCGTCAGCCGCGCAATCTCGCGGTCAATCGCCTGAAGCGCTTCCGCCTGCCGGGCGTACTCAATCGAACGCTCCCCGAACTGCAATCTGGCAACGCCCAGCGTCCGCACGATTTCATCACGGCGCTCTTGTAGCTCAGCCAGCGTCATGCGCTACGCCCCCGGATTCTTGAACGCGCCGCGGTGGTCAATCGCCCCGGCGCCCAGGTGCCACACCACGCGGAACTCGGTACCCAAGGTGTTCCAGCCCGGCCGGCTCTCAACGCGCGGCCCTTCGTAACCTTGCAGCTCGGCGTACTCGAAGACTGGCGCCTCGCTCGGATCACAGAACAAGTACCACGCCGTCGCCTGGTTCTTTAGGTCGAACCGCGGTTCGACAACGGGAATCAAGCCGCGCGCGGCGGTCTCAGCCTGCGTCGAGTTAGTCGGATACAAGGTAGCAAGTAACTTATCCACAGTGACTTCAAGCGCGGCGGGGATCAGAATGTATCTCGGCTGCGCGCCAATGGGATTACCGCTTGCGTCCACTTGCTTGCGAATTGCCAGCTTGGCCGCGCCGATGGTCGTGTCAGACGGCGCAGCGCCCGTGCTGGCCAGGTTGCCATGATCGAGATGGAACACCGCTTTGTTGTCGGCGAGCTTCGGGTTACTGATGATGGTGTCGGCCAGGAACCCACTGAACCACTGACGCGCGCCGCGAGTGATCTTAGCCGCGATGTCGTTCAGCGCGCCGATGTCGTCGTTGACAAGCGTCTGGAAGCTGACAGCGAAGCCCTTCGCATACGACGCCAGCTTGTAGCTCGCAAGCTGCTTGCCCTCGATGCTGCCGAACGTGATCTCGCCGGCTTCGTTGACCAGCTCCAGCGCGGGGCCGTCCGAAACCTCAAGGACGTGCCGCGCGCGGAAGTCGGCCATCGTGACGCGGCGGAAGGCCTGCGTGATCGGCGAGGGCGCCGCGCGGAGGGTGAACAGCGATTTGTTGAACAGTTCGGCCAGCAACGCCGAGAAGTCCGAAGTCGTGTGCATGGCGCGCGTCAGCAGCTCCGTCGGGCTGCCCAGCGTGCTCAAGCCGCGCTCTTGCAGGATGCGCCGCGCCAGGTCGCTGAAGCGCGAGTAAGCAAACTCGCGCCCCTCGCGCGGTTCATGCGCGGGATTGATGCGGCTGTAGAGCCCGTCCGCCATGCGCTGGATCAAGCTTTCGCTGGCATCCCGCGTCACCACCGCCGGCCCGCGGTTGTCGATGATCGGCTGCCGCCGGGCGGCTTCGGCGATCAGCTCGCTTCGCACGCCGTCAAGGTTGTTGTGGCGAGCAGCCACTTCGTCAGCCACCTGCTCCGGCAGCGCCAAAGCCGCGGCGATGTTGCGCGCCTGCGTGAGCAGTTCGCTGTGATCTGAATTCATACATTCACCTCCGTAGTTGCGAATTGTCGCCGCCGGATCGGCTCCGAGCGGTACGAATGAAATCTCTCGCGGCGTCCAGCGCGTCGCGGTCTTGATGCGCTTGCCGTGTTCGCGCGTCTCGCGCCATTCCTCGACGCTGTAGCCCACGCTGACGTTGCGGATGATGCCCGCGCGCACGTCAGCCACAATGCCCTGCACCTCCGGCCGCGTGCCAAACCGCACCACCGCCTCGCCGCGCTGGCCGTCAACGCTTGCGTCCTCGACAACGCCAAGGATGCTCTCGACACCCGAGTGGCGGTCATGGTTGTTGAGCACCGGCGCGCCGCGCAGCAGCGCCAAGTCCACAGCCTCCGGCGCAAGGCTCAGGCGCTCGACGAACTCGCCGCTCAGGTCGCGGCGAATAACTTCCGCGCCAGTCGAAAACACGACGCGCACGGTATTATGCTCAGAGTCGTAACTAGTTGGCTCTAGGTGCGCGCTGCGAGTTAGTAAGTCTTGATTCATGAAACTTCTCCAACATATCCCTTAAGTCCGCCAGCCGCCCCAGCTTGTGCTCCGGTAACCGGTTC